TAGACTTTCAAGCAGATATTAAAAAGGCTATGAAGAAGAAATGAAAAAATATACAGCCGGGGATTTAGAAACAGCCATACAACAAGTGTGGCAGACCAGTGATGACTTAGAGCTATTTTTCAAATATCATGGCGATGTTCCAATACCAATGACAGAAGATGAAATAGCTAATGCTTTATTGGGTCTAAAGGCGCTGCATGACATGCGTATTTGGCATCTTCAAGATATGCACTGCAGAGTGTTTGAGTTAAATCAGTATTGTACTGATCCAGAAAAATTAGCAGTAAGAGATGATGTGTTTGGCGATGTAGAAGCCTATTTAAACAAAAAGAAGAAAGGAAGTAAAAAATGAAAGAAAAAGTAGAAGCAGCATTAAATGATTTTGCGGTTACGTTAGAGTTTTCAGTGAAAGAAATTAACGCGCTGCTAAACATTTTAAATACACCAATTCAAGTACCAGCGGTAACCTTAGTAAACTTTATCAACGCCATTCAAATGCAAGCATTGCCACAAGTTGAGAAAGCTAAAGCCGGCCTTGAAGCTGCGTTTAACGCTGACGGTGTACCGAAAGACTTAGAGGAAAAAAATTGACAGACAACTTCATTAGGCAGTTCCTAAAGCACCGCGGATTTAGTGTTGACATCCAAAAGGCAGTTGATGAAAAGACTGCCAAAATTTCTGAAGAGCAGGAAATGAAGCACCGCCTGTTAGCAGAGGCCATGACTAAGCAGTTTGTTAATGACATGATGCCAATGTTTAGGAAAAAGATGGAAAGCCAACAAAAGGCCGAAGAAAAGCCCATTAGGAAGATTATTATCCCGGGCGACGAATAGGGGCGGTTTTGCAAGGTTATTTGCATTATTGTATATAGGACACGTCGTGAGACGCTCCTTTCCCCACTTCGGCTGTAAATAAAGCCGCAGGTTCCCAGGCTTACCTGCATAGAAAACTGGGATTTTTATACACATTACACACAACACACATAGGAGTTATACATGTTAAACCCATTTGAACTACGCTTTTCTATTTTTAACGCAGCTAAAGACCTTATGGTTAAGCAGCACGAAGCCAACTTGGCCGCGTGGGAAGTATTAAATAAGACAACAAAAGAAGCAGCTGATCTGGCTCCAAAGTTCCCAACAACTGAAGAGATCATTGACAAAGCTATTGAAATTAATACCTTTATCAGCGGTCAAACAACCAAAGAACTAGCTGGCATCGCTAAAAAGATAGCTGGCGTATCAGTAGTATTCTAAGCAATTAGTCGCCTTGGACTCGCAGGCGCTAAAGCGAAGAGGGTCTAGGTGGAAGCCCTAGAACTTTACAATCATTTAGGAAAACTTTACAATGGCTACTAAACCCGGCTTGTACGCCAATATCCAAAAAAAGAGAGAACGTATCGCAGCGGGCTCTGGTGAAAAGATGCGTAAACCCGGTGCTAAAGGCGCTCCTACTGCAGACGCATTTGTGCAATCAGCTAAGACTGCTAAGCCTCCAAAGAAAAAATAATGGTAGCCAAGAAAACATTACAAAAAGCTGGGTTTTACGACAAAGGTAAAACCAAGCCAGAACGGGAAAAGATTGTTAGTAAAGTAACAACTAAACCCCAACGCATATCCATGGTTGAGAAACTACTTTCATCTAAAGCGACAAAGAAATAATGGCAAGCCCAATCAGCAAAACAACTAAAGGTAAAGGCCGTCATTACCTCACCACTAAAGAAGGTGCAGGTATGACAGAAGCAGGTCGTAAAGCGTATAACGCAAAAACCGGATCAAATTTAAAGGCACCCCAGCCTCAAGGTGGTGCACGTAAAGACTCATTCTGCGCTCGTATGAGTGGCGTTAAAGGCCCAATGAAGGACGAGAATGGTAAACCAACCCGCAAAGCAGCGGCACTAAAAAGGTGGAAATGTGGCAGCTAAAAAGCTAGTACCTAAGTTTGAAACCGCTATGTGTGATCAAATGATCAACATGGGTAAAGAAGGTGCATCGCAAAAAATGATGTGGAGCCAACTTGGTATCTCCAAAAACACTGCTGATGCCTGGAAGAAAAAGTACCCAGAGTTTGCTGAGGCTTTAGATATTGCCTTGGTGCATGCTCAGTCATACTGGGAAACACAACTCCTAGCTAACGTTGAGAATAAAAACTTCAACAGCCGCTTGGTGGAGATTGCCCTACGTGGCCAATTCCAGCAAGATTACCGCGAAACCCGTGAGACAAAGATTGATTTAAAGGCTGAAATCAAGGTCGATTATCAAAAAGAAATCAACGAATTGTTGGCCGCCCTCAAGACCTAACTATTTATTTTTTCAATAAACCCAAAAAAGCGAGCACAAAATGCTCGCTTTTTGCATTATTGTATGTACGATAAACAGATTAAAAAGGAAAAACAGTGACAGCTCATGCCCTACTCTCAGCCTCAGGCTCTAAACGATGGATGATGTGCACCCCATCGGCCAAATTAGAGGCAACCCTACCAGAACAAAAACGGCCATTTAGCTCTTTTGATTTTTCGCAAGAGGGCACTATGGCGCACTCACTGGCAGAGGCAAAACTAAGACATTACTACAATCAAATAGGAATTGAGGAGTATCAGCATGAAGAAGCAATTATCAAAGCAACACCCTACTACAACGACGATTTCGAGGCTCACGTTGATAGCTACGTTCTATATGTCCGTAGCCAAATCGGTGAAGGCGATACCCCACTATTTGAACAGCGCGTGGATTTCTCTGACTGGGTTCCTGACGGCTTTGGTACAGCCGATGTGGTTATACTTTCTAAGCACGCCATTCGCGTCATCGACCTTAAGTTTGGAAAAGGAATCCCCGTCCACGCGCAAGACAACCCACAGCTGCGACTATACGCGCTCGGTGCGTACAGCAAATTTAAAGAAGAATACCCGGATATTAAAGAAGTCAGCTACACGATCCACCAGCCAAGACTCGACAGTATCTCTACTGACGGAACGTCCATCGTTAAGCTCCTCGACTGGGCAAATTACTACGTTAAACAAAAAGCCAAGAAAGCGTGGAGCGGCAGCGGCGAATTCCTCCCCGGCGACTGGTGTGGCTTCTGCCGCGCAAAATCGCAGTGCCGCGCCCGGTCGGACTACAACACAGAGCTCGCCAAACAAGACTTCAAAGCCCCAGCCCTCCTTGACGAAGAAGAAATCAGTGAAGTCCTCGTCAAAGCCCAAAACCTCCGCACGTGGGTAAATGACGTAGAGGAATTTGCGTTAACCAGAGCAATAGAACAAGACATCGTGCCGCCAGGGTTTAAGTTAGGCACAACAATTACTCATCGCAGGATTAGTGATTCACAATTAGCAGCAACAGTATTAGTTGAAAAAGGTATGAGCCCAGAAGTTATCTGGGAACCGCCTAAGCTCAAATCTATCTCAGTGCTTGAAAAGCTCGGGCCTAGGGGCCAAATAGTATCGTGGCTTGGAAACCTTGTACAAAAGCCAGAAGGCTCCCCTAAGTTAGTTAAAACTAAAGAGGTGGACGCCAAAGAGGACTTTGCATGAGTACATGGTTAATTGCCGCGATGGGCGTGGTGTATTTTATAGTCGCCTGTGACCAGTTTTATAAAGGTGGTGTTGGCACAGGCATCATGTTTTTAGGTTATGCCATGGGCAATGTGGGGTTGGTTATGGTAGCAAAATAGGAGCCTATATGTTGGTAGAGCACTACGGATCAAAGTTTGAAGTGCCTGATCTGTTAATTCATCATTTTTTAAAAAATTTTGATTCTCTACCTGGAAGTGGATACCGTGAAGGAATCTGCCAAATTAGAAATTCAATTGATGAGATTTTAGATATAGTAGCAGAGGAACCTGATATAATTGAGGAACCAGAGTACCGAGTAGATTTCATTAGGGCCCTGGCAATGCGTCAAGCAATGGGTAAATTGGGTATTTTGTATGATTCCTAATCTTTATCACATTGTGAAATAAAAAGTAGTTTGTTTTTGCATTATTGTATGTACGGGAAAATTGATTGGCCCCGATTTAAGACTGATCAAAATCTAAAACGTTAAAAAGGTAAAAATAATTATGGCAACTAAATCTACTAAAATTAAATTTGTAACAGGTAAGGTACGTTTTTCCTTTGCTCATGTATTTGAGCCAGCAGAAACATTAAACGGCACACTAAAGTATTCCGCCATGATTTTGATTCCAAAATCTGATAAAGATACTATTACCCGTTTTAATAAAGCCTTTGAAGAATGTAAAGCAGCTAACGCAGCGTACTTTGGCGGTACTGTTCCAAAAGTTTTAAAAGGTGGTCTTCGCGATGGAGCTACAGAGCGTGAAGATGACACATTTGCAGATTATTATTTTATCAATGCCTCGAGCAATGAAAAGCCCGGTGTTGTTGATGCTGATGTAAATCCAATTATTAGCCAGTCTGAGTTTTACTCTGGTTGTTATGGTCGTGCATCAATCACATTATTTCCGTACGATGTATCAGGTTCCCGTGGTATTGCTTGTGGCCTAAACAACGTTCAGAAATTAGAAGACGGTGAGAAGTTTGGCGGTGCAACATCTGCCGCTGCAGATTTCGCAGTATAAGTAATAGTAGTACCCAGAAAATGGGGTGGCCCGGCATAGAAACTGTGTCGGGCCTTTTTGCCCTTAAGACCAACAAATATAACTAGAAAGAAACCATGGACCAGTACAGAGAATACATTGCCGCCAGCCGTTACGCCCGCTATCAAGACGACAAAGGTCGCCGCGAGACTTGGGAAGAAACAGTGCAGCGCTTTGTAGACTACATCTTTAGTCGTACCCCAGCAATAACCGATAACACAGCTTTAAAAGATGAGTTATTTTCTGCCATTAAAAACCATGAACTTATGCCGTCAATGCGAGCCATTATGACAGCAGGAAAGAGTGCCGATCGTGACAATACTTGCGTATATAACTGCAGCTATCTCCCGGTGGACGACGTCAAGTCCTTTGACGAAGCCATGTTTATTTTGCTCTGCGGAACTGGCGTTGGATTCTCAGTTGAATCCAAGTACATTAACCAACTGCCCGAAGTGCCAGAAAAAATGTTTGATTCAAAGCATACCATCGCAGTCCACGATTCCAAAGAAGGCTGGGCCAAGTCATTACGTTTATTGCTCGCCAACCTCTGGGCTGGAGAAATTCCGAAATGGGACGTGTCCAATGTCCGTCCTGCCGGAGCGCGACTCAAAACATTTGGCGGAAGAGCTTCCGGGCCAGAACCATTAGTAGACCTGTTTGCATTTACTGTAGCAATGTTTAGAAATGCCAAAGGTCGTCGCCTCAATTCATTAGAGTGCCATGACCTGATGTGTAAAATTGGTGAGGTGGTTGTAGTGGGTGGCGTGCGTCGCTCTGCAATGATCTCATTATCTGATCTTGATGATGAAAGGATCCGTCATGCTAAAGCTGGACCTTGGTGGGACACTGCTCCGCACCGCGCGCTTGCAAATAATTCAGCTGTATACAACGAAACGCCTACAGTTGGTAAATTTATGGAGGAATGGGTCTCCCTTTACAACTCGCATAGTGGAGAGCGTGGAATCTTTAACAGAGAAGCTGCAAAGAAAACTGTGGCCAAATACGGTAATCGAGACGTTGATCATGAGTTTGGTACTAATCCTTGTTCTGAAATTATTCTTCGACCTTATCAGTTTTGTAATCTTTCAGAAGTGGTAGCACGACATGACGACAACCGCGAAACCCTGTTGCGCAAAGTTAGATTGGCAACAATCTTGGGGACAATTCAATCTACGTTTACCAAGTTCCCTTATCTGCGAAAGGTGTGGCAACGCAATACGGAAGAAGAAAGACTTCTTGGCGTGTCCATTACTGGAATCTATGACAACAAAATTTTGTGTACACAAGGAGAGGAATTAAATGCACTACTTAGAGAACTTAGAGAATGCGCTAGAGATACAAATAAAGAATGGGCAGCTGCTCTCGGAATCCCTGTCAGCGCTGCTATCACATGCGTCAAGCCAAGTGGAACAGTATCCCAGCTCACTGATTCGGCGAGTGGCATCCACCCTCGCCATTCTAAATACTATGTCCGAAGAGTGCGTGGAGATAAAAAAGATCCTCTCTCCCAATTCCTTGTTGGACAAGGAGTACCAGCTGAAGACTGCGTTTACAAGCCAACCCAGACTACCGTCTTCAGTTTTCCTCAGAGAGCCCCAGACGGGCTCACAAGGAGCGACATCACCCCAATCGGTCACCTTGGACTTTGGCTCACTTACCAGCAGCAGTGGTGCGAGCATAAGCCTTCAGTCACCATCTCGGTCGAAGAAAAAGATTGGCCTAGCGTCGGAGCATGGACGTGGGATAACTTTGACGAGATCAGTGGAGTCAGTTATCTCCCCTACGACGGTGGAACCTATCGCCAAGCCCCCTATGAAGAGATCAACGAAGAAGAGTACGAAGCCCTAAAAGCTCGTATGCCTGTAATTGATTGGTCGCAATTGATTGAAAACACAGATAACGTAGAAGGCGCTCAGATGTTGGCGTGTACTGCGGGCGTCTGTGAAGTCTGATCCATGGCTATGCCCACCGTTAAATTTGAGGAATTGGAATCTAGCATGGATGTGGCGAGTCCCTGCACAGGAGTCTGCACCCTTGACCTCATGGATGTATGCCGTGGGTGCCACAGAACAAAAAACGAAATTTCAGAATGGATATTTTTATCAAGCAGTGAAAAGCAACAGATAATAGATAAATTGAAATGGGTCAACCCAACGGTAGGCGTAGCTTGTGCCTCTTCCAACTAATTGCATTTGTTGTTCCATGGTGGTAGTATTTGGGGATGGCTAGTACAGCATCCCCTTTTTTAATCGCCGATACGTCGGTTTGCCTTAGGAGCATATATGATTTACAGCATTGACTTTGAAACACGCAGTAGAGCACCCCTCAAAGATGTTGGTCTTGACATCTACGCTAACGATGAATCCACTGAAGTTCTGTGTATTGCGTTCGGCACCCGACCTGACAATGTAGTAGTAAGAGAACCAGAAGACATCCGTATTGCTTTGGATGAGTTACTTAGTCACGTCAAAGCAGGTGGAAAAATTGCAGCGTGGAACGCCATGTTTGAGTACGCCATCTGGAACTGTGTCTGTGTGCCTAAGTACGGCTGGCCTCCACTAAAGCTGGAGCAGTGCATTGACACCATGGCCATAGCCGCAGCTAATAACATCCCACAGAGCTTAGATGACGCGGGCACCTTCATGGATTCTGAGCATAAAAAAGACGTTGTGGGTAAGCGCCTAATTATGAAGCTATCGAAGCCCAATTCTAAGGGCAAATTTAATGAGGATCCAGAGCTGCTACAAGAGCTTTATGACTACTGTATACAGGACGTTAAAACAGAGATGGCCATAGGAAGCGTTTTAAGGCCCCTACCACCGATTGAACAGGACATCTGGACCCTTACCCAGCGGATTAACCTTAGAGGCGTCCCTGTGTCCTATAATGAGCTCCACAGTGCTGTACTGGCTGTATGCCGCGCCCAGGATGCCTTGGACAACGAATGTAAGGCCCTGACAGGCTGTAAGCCATCAGAACGGGCCAAGCTACTAAACTGGATCAATCAACGTCTAGTAACGCCGTTACCCGATTTGACCGCAGAGACCGTTTCAAATATGCTGCAGCGCAACATAAATGAAGAGCTTTTTGATGAAGGTGATAGAGTTATTAGGGCGCTAGAATTGCGCCAAGAAGGAAGCCAGACTAGCGTGGCTAAGTACGCTAAGATGATGGAGATACAACGAGATGGAAGAATACGAAATACGCTGGTCTATCATGGCGCGAGTACGGGCCGCTGGGCTTCGCGTGGTGGACTCAACCTACAAAACATTGCTAGGCCTGACCTTGATGATGGGGAAATTGCAGTTTCAATTCCAAGAGTCTTTGAGCAAGGAATTGGTTCAATGCGAGAACTCTCCTCACTTGTTAGGAGTGCGATCAAAGCTCCTGATGGATATACCTTCGTGGACGTCGATTTTAGCTCGATCGAAAACCGAGTGGGTGTCTACCTTGCAGGCCAAAACGATAAAGTTGAACTCTTCAGAAAGGGACTAGATGAATACAAAGTCTTCGCTGCAAAAAGTCTTTACCGAATACCATACGATGAAGTCACGAAGGAACAACGCCAGATTAGCAAGTCTGCGGTCCTTGGCGCGATGTTTGGCCAAGGTGCTAAAGGGTTGGTTAAGTACGCTGAGGGGATGGGTGTCAATCTAACAGAAAAGCAAGCACAAGGGGCTGTGTATGCGTACCGTAGAGAGTATCAACATGTTCAGGAATTTTGGTATGACTGTGAGAGCGCCGCCAAGCGTGCATTAGCCCAACCAAGTCAAATGATAGCTGTTATCCGTGGTTTAAGTAAACAAGACGCTGACCCTGATTTAGTTTTGGATGCACCAACTAGCAAAATTAAAATACATTTTTTGTATGCTAAAAATACGTTGTGGATGAAACTACCCAGTGGACGTTTTATTTGCTGGCAAAGGCCACAGCTCGAGTTGTTCCCCACTCCTTGGGGCGAGGATAAAATGAGCGTTGTTGTCCACAGCCAAAACACTTTTACTAGGCAGTGGACTAGGAACGCTTTGATTGGTAGCAGTATTTTCCAATCCGCTGTACAAGGTACCGCCAGAGATTGTCTTGCCGTGGCTATGCTTAACCTTGAGAAGGCCGGTTACGAGGTGATCAACAGTATCCATGATGAGGTGCTACTCCTAGTTGAAGAACAAAACGGGGAGTCCGCATTGGCCGATGTGATCAAGATTATGACTACACCGCCAGAGTGGGCGCCCGATTTTCCTCTTGCTGCGGAGGGATGGATTGGTAAACGTTACCGCAAATAATTAATACTCTACGTGACCGCCATTACACAAGTGTACAAATTGATCTTTAGTTAAGCCAGGTGGCAAAGTATGAATAGTAAACTTAGGTTTAGGCTTAGGTTTTTTAGATTCTAAATGCTGGTTTAGGATTTCCCGAGCCATTGTTTGAGTATCAAGATTAGGCACAGCCCCACCTTTTGCAAGATTGTACTTTTCAAAAAACTCTGGATACTCTTGAGCTTTTTTATCTAAGTACATATTTAACATAGGGGCTCCTATACCAACACCCATACCAAGTCCTTTAACTATTGGATTTGGTGCCAATGTTGCAGCACTTCCAAGCGCGCCTAAACCAGATACAATACCTCTGCCGTATTGACCCTTATTGCCTCGGTCAATAACATCGCCAACATCGTAACCAGCGCTACCTAACGCCAAACCTTTTCCAATGATTGGGGCTATAGGACCAAGTGCCTCAACTCCTCTTGCAACACGCGCAGGTATTGTTTTAGCTTTTGCAGCTGCTTCTGTTGCAGCTTTAGCTTCTGCTGCCGCGGTGGCCTTAGCCATAGCATCAACTTCTTTTTTGGGCAAAATAATGCCTTCCCTTGCAACTTTAAATTCGGCTGCTTCTTTAGGAGTTAGGCTTTTTTGTATAGCACGATTTTCAACAGCGATATCTTGATTTACACCCCCTGGACCACCAATTGCTTTAGCCCACTTATCGCCAGATGTTAATGGAACACCCTCAACCACTACACTGGCCGCCGGTGCTTTTGCAGCAGCAATCAATTCTTTTGCTGCGTTTTTGCCTTTAACGAGTGCGTTTCCTGTACCTATTGCAGCCCCAACCGTTGCACCTGCCGCGCCGCCAATTGCAGGATACATTGCAGTTGCTCCCTCAGCATGTGTTTTATCAGCTAATTGATTGTCATATGCTTGAAATTCTGCAATTTGTTCAGGAGTAAATTGTTGTGTAGGATCAGCCATTACGGTGTACCTTTTTGTTGAGATTTTTTCCATGCGTCATACCCCGATGGTTTTACTATAGGGCCCTTTGGCGGAGTGTAGTTACCAGCTTTTTCAGCAAACGATTCAACTTTGTCAGCATAAGAATTTGATATTTTTTCGTAGGTATCAGACAATTCAAATTCGCGATATGATACATTTGGATTTTTTCTTTCCCACACTTTTTGTGCAGCACCAAGTTCTTGATCATAAGCTGAACGTAAGCGAACAAAACTTAAGAAGTCTCTAATAGCCGCTGGACTATTTCTAACACTTCCTGTCATTTCTGCAACCAACGCGCGTTCTCGATCTGATACAGCACCTTGGCCTTTTAACAATACTTGGGCTGCATTAAGTTGCAATTCGGCAAACTTACTAGTTGCTTTTTGTGCAGCAATAATATCCGCCTCTGTAGAACCTTTCATAGCGGCCCTAACAGCATCATCAAGGTTTCCTATTTCAGTTCTACCTGCGCCGGTTGTTGCACCAGCTTCCATTACTTTACCAATTGCTGCGGCAACAGTAGGATATTGAAGCACACCAAACGCCCTAGGATTAGTTGTTGTTAATCCTTCAAGATAAGTCACATTAGCTAAGTTTCCGCGAGCATTTTTATAAGATTGAATTACTGCAGCATTACGTTCTGCAACACTTTTTCCTCTAGGCTCTAATTCAGCTTCAAGTGCTTTTTGATTAGTTTCAAGTTTCTTTTCAGCTTCTTTAACTTGTAAATCAGCACGTTGAAAAGCTGGTAGATTACTAGAAACTTGACTGCGGTTAGCAGCAACAGCAGCAGCACTAGGAGCAGCAGCACTAGGAGCAGCAGCAACGTAATTTGGGCCTGCTTCAAATTTAGTAATTGCAGCTTTTGCTTTTGCCAACGATTCTGGAGTATTAGGAATTTGAGCCGTTACGTCTGACATACCTAAAGAATCGGCAATTGCTTTACCATAGTTTTGTGTCGACTCAGGAGTGTTTCCTTTAGCTGTAGATGGTGCCCAAGTTTCAGCCAACAAAGCAGGACTCATGAAAGTGCCAACTTGTGGACCAAAACGCTCTTTAACAATAGGACTTTGACCAGATATCTTTAGTGCCAAATCGTTAGTTAGCGCAGCTTCACCTTCTTGCGGTGTTTTATAAGTTCTAATTTGACCAGTTGCAGGATCAACTAAATTACCTGGATTGTTTTGTCTTACACTTACAGGAAGATTACCACCTGTTGGAACAGCAGAAGGGGGCGCTTCACCCGATGGAGGCGCTAAATTCTGATCAACCAATACTGCAGCACGTTGCTGTGGTAAATTTTGCTGTTGACGAATTTGAAGTGGATCAACCATTTCATACTGTTGGGTTCTTTCATTCCAACGCTTATCTTGTTTGTACGCAGCTGGGTTGTAACCCATTTTAGTTGCTTCAGTAACGTCAGTTTTATAGTAGTTATCTATAATAGCTTGTTGAGAAGCAATATCACTTGGGTCAACAGCCATTAATGCTGCTATAACATTAGCCGGTAAAGCAGACGAAATTCCTGTATTAGTACCGCCCGCGCCACTGGTTTTACCTGAACCCATCATGCTATCAATACGTTTTTTAGCAGCAGAGGCTTGAGCTTGTGCAGTTTTAATTGCAGCCTGTTGTTGGGCAATGTCGTATAAAGCCTTACGGTCAGCATTAGCAGCGTCTTCACGTTGAGAAAACGCTGGGGATTTATTATACTGAGTCCAAGCCTGCACATCTTTCATGCCTTCAGTAAGTATGCGTAAAGGATTATTTATTTTGTCTGCTAAATTTTGCATGTTTTGCAAAACATTGCTTTCTGTATCTTTATCCATTAAGCGATTTGGGTTAGCTTTTGTAACGTCTAGTGCACCACTTTTGGAAGTCCCTTTTACATTTACATTCATTGGCCAAGCTGCTAAAGCTCCAAGCCCCGTATTTTCGGCCGCTAACGGCGCTGCGTCTGGTGATACAATTTTATCTTCCATAATTATTCTTCCACGTTAGGAGCTACGTAACCAGAGTCAATATTATTCTGGCCGTAATCCTTAAACATTACATCTGGTTCTGCACTAGCTTTGTTCCACCAGTCTTTTAAGGTTGATCCAACGTTAGATAATGCGTTGGGGCCTAAGCCTAGTGTGTTTAATAAAGTGTTAGCGCCCGTAGCCGCTGCACCAAGTTGACTAAATGGAGACATTTGGTTTTGTTGCTTAACAGTACCTGGAACACTAATGTCGTTAATTAAGTTTGCGTAGCTTCCAAGGTTCTGGAATGGTGCATTCATCTGAGTATTACCAGCGGTTAACTGTGTGCCGATTTCTTGGTTAGTTACGTTACCTAAACCAGTTCCTGCCTGTACACCAGTTGATTGATTTTGCAATGCAGATTGCATTTGCTGAGCTGCTAAAGTAGAGAACGCGTCACCTCTAGCTTTATTAAGAGCTGTTTCACCACGCAAGCTACCAAAGTTACCAGAGGCCACGTTACCACCCTGAACTGGTGCTGTATAATTTGGCATCAACTGGTTAAGCTGCTGTTGTTGTGCTTGAAACAAACCACCCATTGCTGTATTGGTGTTTGGGGTTACTTGGCCGTTAGCGCCAGTAATCCAAGGATTGGCTGCGCCCTGAGCAATTTGAGATAACGCACCTTGCGCTGTATTAAACTGGTTATTAGGGTTTTGTAAAGTGTTGATAGCTTGCTGCCCAACTGTATTTTGAAAACCTGGTGCTAAGCCAAGTGCTTGACCAGCTCCAGTTACAATACCTTGTTGAGCCGCGTCATACCATGACGGCAGCGTAGTCTCTTTTACATACGTATCGGTTAAAAAATTGTTTAAACCGGTAGATCCTGTTGTTCCAACTGTGGGGTTAGCCATTATGCTCTCGCTTTACGTTTTGCTTCTAATAAGTATCCTAGCGCACCCTTACTATCTGGTGGCAATCCGTTTTTATTTTCACGGTTCTTGTGTGCTCTGATTGTCTTTAAAAATTCATCAAGTACAGATGCACCACTATCGTTACTACCATTACCTAAAGATGATACCACATCAGCAGGTATTACAAACTCACCGTTTGCTAACATCGCTGGAATGGAATCGCTTGTGCCATCCCCTTCACCAGTGACGTAACGGTTTTCCATTGCGTTCAAACCACCTTCACTAAAGAACTGTGGGTTGTGTTCTGAAACTTCACCGCCGGTACTTAGCATTGGAGAATTAGCATTTACATTCAAACCAACAAAAGGTCTATGATATGAAAAAGGTTTGCCTTTCATTTTAACTTCAGTTGCCCCTGGCTCATAGGCGGGATTTGTATCGCCACCAGCAGCCATGTGAACAGAACCACCGTGAGCTGCAGCTAAGATTTGCTTTAACACAGCGTCAGGATTGTATACAGGTGGTGCGTAAGTATACTGTTGCAAGTCATATTTTCCTTGCAAAAACGGGTCTGTAGCTTTACCTTTAACAAAATTAGCAACCGGAGAATAGGTGGCGTCTCCAGGGCCAATACTAATATTTGAACCCGGAGTGGCCCCAGAGGAATTTCCGCCAGAAGCTAAACGCATCAATCCTCCAGCTTTAGCAGCCTTTAGTTGATCTTCTAAATCAATTGGTTTTTTGTAGTTTTCCATAGGTATCACATTACTCGGTTGAGTTGAATTAATAATTTGCATCAATTTTTCTAAAGGCAGTGCAAGTTTTCTGCCTTTTGCAAAATCAGCTAATAAATCTGGGCCTGCTTTTTTCTTCTTTTTAACCGTCGCTTTGGGTAAAGTTACAGGCGATGGTGTGCTAGGAGTCTTTGGAGATTTACTTGTTGGCTCCGTTGGAACTACCGTAACTGATGGTACATTTACACTCGGCGGATTTACACTCGGCGGATTAATTGACGAAGGAGGCGGTTGTGTAATCGTTGGTGTTACTGTCGGTGTTACTGTCGGTGTTACTGTCGGTGTTACTGTCGGTGTTACTGTCGGTGTTACTGTCGGTGTTACTGTTTTTGTTTGAGTCAAAGGCTGCGTTTGAGTCAAAGGCTGCGTTAATGTTTGCGTAACCGTTGGGGTTACAGTTTGTAAAGCTGTACTAGTTTCAGTTTGAGGCTGTGTTTCAGTTTGTGTTTGTACTTGTGTTTGCGTCTGTGTTTCAGTCTGCGGTTGTGTTTCAGTTTGTGTTTGCGTAGTCGGCGCACCGTAAACCAAATCGCCTCTAGTTTTTGTTGCAGTTTGAGTTTCTGGAACTGTTAAACTTGTGTTATTAAAAATGTTATCGTTTTTAAAGAGTCTACTAACATCTGGTTTTTCAGCAAACATAGTATCTGCAAACTTTGTTTGTTCTTCCGGCGTTGGTTTTCTTTGAACCTGTGCTGATGGGCTTACTTCTGTTAAAGAAGAATCATCTAGCTTAATACCAAGTATATCATTTAGCTTGACTTTAATATCTTGCGCTAATGCTTGATCATTTTTTGGATCCAAAATTGGTTCGTTAGTTGCCAGTGAACCAAATACATCAGAAAAAGTAATTGGCTTTCCATCTGCACTTGTCCCTAAAATGGAATCAGCTTTAATTGGTTGGCTGGGGGCAATTGGACTTTCATTAATCTTGTTGACAAGATCCGAACCAATTTGCTTAACTGCCATAATATTTGCTTCAGCAGGAGATGCACCGTTAGCTTCAAATCCTAAAGCAAGATTACTTTGAACATCTTTTATATACCCAAGCGCAAAATTAGGTTCTACGTTACCATTAGGGCCAGAAAGTAAAGGAGTATTTGCGGGAACAGATAGTGATCCTGCAGGTCCAGTAAGCGCTGGTTGCATATACCACCGTAAACCCTGCTCAGCAGGAGCCATAGTTGCTAACTGGTTACTAGATATACCTTCTACTGTTACATTTGACCCTTTTAACAATAAAGTATTTTGATTTATATTTTCACTTGGTGATACTTCAGCAGCTGAATATTTTGGTGTTGCTGCAGAAATTGCACTTGTAACAAGACCACCCATTACTGCTTCGTATGCACCGCTACGTTGAGCATTTTGTAAATTAAATTTGCCGTCAACATTAATATCGGTAGAACCTTGCTGAGCAAATCCAGCGGCATACGCAGATACTGCTTCACGTCCTGCTATCATAGCCATTGAGCTATTGGCTGCGGAACCAAATACTTTTCCTAGTATTAACGGGGATCCCCCAGTTAATGTAGTAATTGCTTCAATTATTGAATGTTCATAGCCCGTTTTCATTGCTATAGAACGCGCAATGTCTGCAGGAACACCCCTATTAAGTAATTTTGTTTCTGCTTCTTTATACCCAGCACCAAAAGCCTCAACAGAAGACACTGCTACATCCGTTGTAATACCAGCGGCAAGAGCTAATTTTGTGCTTAAACCTACTGCAAATTTTCCTACAAGCATACCTGCAGCTATTGGTCCACCTTCTTGAAAATACTCAGTACCCGCCATATCTAAAAAACCTAACGGGTGTTGAATTGCAGCTAAACCAATAGCACCAAAACTTCCAAGAAATCCTGTGCCTTGATCCATAATAGCTTTTGCTGCTTTGCGTTCATCAGTAATATACTGCGGAGTTATGCTTTTACCGTAGTTTTCTAAATTTTTACCAAAAGAATCCAAGGAGTTTGATTTACTAAGAAAATCATGTTGAACCAACGCAACAGAAAAATTTTGTGCTTGACTGCCAAGAGCTTGTCCTGCTGTGCCTGTAAGCCATTTATTAAATACAGTATCAATTGCGTTAACTACATCTTTAGTAGCTTGTGTAACATTATTAAATATACCTTTTTCTTTAGGTATAAACGATGGAATTTTACTGTCATCGTCCCATGAAGATGATAATTTGGTTATTGGCGCTTTTGTAGACGGCGCAGTTGTTGTTCTTGTTTGTGTTTTTGTTGTTACTTTTGGTGAAATAATTTGTTTTGCGTATTCGTCCGCTTTATCTTCAGGTATTCCATAAACATCTTGCAATGTTTTGGACATCTGAGTTGCGTCATATCCTTGTGAAGACATTGCGTTTACAACAGTTTTTAAATTAGATTGTGGATCACTTGTCCACAATTTTCCAGCGGCCATTATTTCAATTGGATCACTAGAATTGTTTGCTAATTTTGTCAAACTATTTTCAGCAATAGTATTTTGGTAATAGTTCTGTGCTGTTTGCTGATCAACATTATATATGGCCGCTAAGTTGGACACAATATCTTGTTTAGGTATGTTTTGATTAACCATTTCATTAGCAACCAACCGCATATTTGAAATTGGGTCACCAGTCCAATTATTTTGTGCGGCAAGCATACCAAGTGGATCAGCAGAATTATTAATGTATGGATCAACAAGGTTTTTTTGTAATACAGCATCAACTCCGCCAGTGGTAAACCCAGCGCTTTCTGTAGCAGATGGTGTTTCAACTGGGTCTGGTGTGGTTAACGCCCCAAGGATAGTTGGAATGTTGCTAATAATTGCTTGTTGCACGTTACGGCCATTTAACGCGGCAGTTGTAGCAACTGAGGCTACACTACTTACTGCAGCAATAGCACCTTGTGTTGCTCCAATATCCAGTTTGTCTACTAATACACCAGCATACGTTCCGACAGTTGAAGAAGCTAAACTAGTTCCTAATACTTGAAGGAAATTCTCGCTATTAACTTTACCTGTAGCTACACCAGCAAGTGTCATTGCTGTTGTATTAACAAGAATTTTGGATAATTGCTCTGGCTTTAAACCCATAGTGTCTGCAACACTTGCAATTGTTTCTGAACCAAACAAACCAGATGCAACACCTAACTGTGATACCGAACCACTAACTGCACCACTAATTGCTCCTTTCAGAGCACCTTGTGCAACATCACCACCATATGCTGCCGAAGTTATTGCGCCCATACCGGCACCAATAATAGAGGTACTAGCAATTGTAGCTGCAGCAACTTCTCCCGCAGTCGCTGCAGCTGCGGCAGCTGCACCACCTAGCAGTTCGGTTGCAAGTATTCCGGAGGCCGCTCCACCGGACATAACTGTTGCTACAGCTATACCGACAAATGCAAGACCCGGCTGAATGTCTTTTTGAAAGTTAAAACCACTGCCACCACTAGCAAGTTCATTAGCTATGCGCTGTTGGTTTTGAACGTTAGCTTCTGCGGCGGATTTATTAACAATTGAGTTAATATCATCAACGCTGATACCAGCTTGGAATGCAGCAGGCGCTATCTTTTTAATCTCTTCAATGATAGGCGCATTTCTGTCGCTAGTATTTTGACCTATTTGCCAACCAACTTGCTTGCCTAAGAAATCGAGTTGTGCTTTGTAATACGCTTCTGGAGCTACATCTTTAAGATTTTGCAGTGCGTTGTAACTGTTGCTGTAATTTGAATTAGTAGTATATTCTCCATAAAGCTGTTTACCTAATGCGGCAGCAACGTCGTTGTAATATTGTTTTTCATCTGTTGCTTTTGTATTGTATAAAGCCTGTTTTTCATCATTAGTTAAATTTTCTAATGGGGCTATATATTTATCCCGAGAAGCCACACCGGATATAATGAGTCTAGCGTCTGCACTTTGACTGTCGTATATGTTGCCAGTTTTTGGGTCCATGTACTGGTATATAGGTGTTGGCTCTAAGTCGCCGTGGTATTCTCTACCTGCAGATTGTTCTATCCAAGTACTTGGATCACCTGGAGTAGTATTAGCGTCTGGTCCTGTAGTTGGTGTTGCACCTGGATTCTTTGCCGCATACTCGGCACTACCTGTGATACCAGCGATAATTGCCGCTGGAGTTTGATTAGCCCAAGTAGCAATACCTGAAGCGTCAGCATTACGACCTAAATACTGCTGATACAAAGCGTTTAAATCTGGGGTTCCTGTGCTTGGTGTTTGACTAGGATTACCAGCGTTTTGTTGTTGTTGGTACTCTGCGCTATTAGTAATACCTTGAACTACTGTGTTGTAGTCTTGATTAGCCCAAGTAGCAGCACCGGATGCATCAACACCACGCTTTAAATACTGTTGGTACAGCTGATCTATTTCTGCTTGACTAAGACCACCACCTTGACCTGGGCCAGTTTGAATTGGTCTGACCGCATTTTGTGATGGTGTGATATTAAAATCAGTATCGCCAGTTGGCGTTATAGGATTTCTTGATGCATATTCTTGGCTTCCTAAAATGCCTTGAAGCACTGTGCCGTAGTCTTTACCTGCCCAAGTAGCAGAACCGGATTCGTCAGCGTTACGGCCTAAGTAGGTGCTATATAACTGATCTATAGCAGCTTGATCAAGACCACCGCCACCGCCACCACCTTGATCTGAAGCAGGGCCAGTTTGAATTGGTGCAGCATTATTAAATTCAAGGGGTGCAGCTTCAACCGTTACAGAGCTATCTGCTGGTGCGTCGTCTACCCAAGTTGCACTGTCTCCACTATCTACCCAACCCATTTATTAACCTTTTTAATGCACAATTGTTATACCTATAATAATGCAAAAATAGGGCTCTATTCGCCCTATTTAGCTGCTTGGACCGTTGATAATCATGGTAAATTCTAATGCCCAGTTTTGCCATTCTGTAAACAGTGTGGGGTCTGGAACCGGGTATACTGAAAAGGTTGGCAGCTGAGCTACGTTCTTTGCAGTTTCAAGCCAATTCTCTTCAGTGTTGTAAGGAATAAGCTCTTGTGAGTAATATATGGCCAAATTGCCATTCCAATCTTCCCAACTCATATTGGTTGGAATAAACGGAAAAAACTGTTGAAAAGCCATTACGGTCTTTCGTCGCCGTACTCTGCAGTAATTAGCAAACGGCCCATTTCGTAATTACCATCAATATCATTAGACTCAAACTTTAATCTAATTTCACGATGTTCAACACGTAAGTCAATCTTGCCAGTGTCAGCATCAAACGCATAGGGGCCTGAATCTTCAGTAGTGCCACGCGCAAATTTGCGGCCTAAGATAGTTAGATTTATTTCACCCGATTGTACAAAGTCTGGCTCAATACGACGCATGTGCATGCGGCGATTAGCGCCCTCTGGGGCATCTTGAGATGGTGTGCCACCAACCCAGCTAATGTCACAAGTTGTAAAGCTAGAAGTTACTGCGGTTTCGGCAATATATGAAACTTCATTTAGACCAAACTCATGCTGCCATAATGGATAGCCACCAGTAATACCATAGACAGTACTACCAAGGGCTGGATACGGGGACAGCGGCTCCGATAATGTAATTCTAGTAACACCAGGTGCAGGAACAAAAGCATTAAAAATGTGTATGCTACTTGTTACTTCATAAACAGTTGCTGTTGGGCTTTGAGATAAGGTTAAATAACTGCCCGGTGGAAATGTAATAGTTACATCACCGTCAATGTACACCTGAGACGATGTAGGAGCTGGCTCACTAGCAGGGTTTGTAATGGTGATAAACGACTGACTGTAGGATACGTTGTAATCCCAACCAGCCCAAATTGGTGTTGGAAAAATCTCAGTAGTCCAACCGCAAGAACGTCTAGCACCATCAGCCTCACCAGCGTCATACCATAGCTTATCTTTTACATTATAAATGATTGCGTCGGTAACTTCTGTTGCGCTGCCCCTAGGATAAAAGAACCAGATTTCGTTGTAGCGTGGTACTTTAGTGGCCCACACTTTTTGGCGCTGTACAAAGTTCATGTTATCTAGCAACCAATTTATATTTTTATCATTGCTTAAAACACTTACCACACCGTTGTACTGATAGAAACGGTCAACACCAAGCCAATAGTACACACCGTCCATCTCAACTACTGCAGATGAAGACATGATAGAAATCTGGCTAGAAATAATATCGTAACGCCAATATAACGGGGCGCTACCAGTGAACGATACACGAATCAGTGAGTCAGTTGCCCAGAACAAACCGGATGGTGAGTTTGTACCGCCTCTAACTGGAACGCCTTTAACAATCTTGGATGAAGACATGTTGACTTGGTTGGCTGTTGCGCCATTCCAGTCGCTTAATGTTTGACTTCCATAAGTAGATTCCACATGATTGTTGGCAATATAACCATTATCACCATACACAAAAATATAAGGATAGAGTACACAAACTCCACCGGAAACGCTGATCGGTCTGTATGTAGGGTTTTGACCCGTTGTATCAGCCAAGCCATAAAAGTTCCAAATGCCCGGCGCATCTTCTGTAACGTTACCATAAAGGACCTGAGAAGGAACTCCGTTGTCAATGTTTGCTAAGTTTAAACCGGGGTGAGCTAATACTTTTAGCTCTTCACCAGATGGGGAGTACTGTAAATCAAACTGCCATAAATGGCGGATGTCATAAGAAAACGTATCGTTTGCAATCCAAACGTTTGTTGGTGTTCCGGTATACGCTGGTGTAAATGTTACTGTCGTTACCGGTGATGCAAATGTGGGAGTTCCTACTGTTGTATAAATAGTAGGATTTGCTGATTGATCAAATATAACTTGAGTACCAGCTGGATATACTGAAGAGTAGTCAACGATTGGTACGGCTGTGCTGGTTAACTGAAACGTAGTTGTAGAGCCACCAGTTGGAACTTGCTGTGCGTAACCTTGATTAATAACAGCAGGATACGGGCCACTACCAACACCGAATGTTGTGCCAGTTGTAAACACATCAATACCGCCAGCATTACCGACATAGATATAGTTAATACCGTTAAAAGCGTTGGTGACCATGCCACGAGGAATACCATTAAACGAGCCAAACAACTGGCGATAGCCTCCCATTTTCTTTGGTGTGCCGCGTTGAAAACGGCACCACTCTCCGTCACTAAATTCACGTGACTCAAAGATTGTACCGTCGCGTTTAATCCCTGGTTCTACACGAAGAGTGTAAACAACATTGTACTGCTGCGGCGCAGATTGTACTGGGTTGTCAGCCATTAAAACGTTCCGCCACTAATAAGGGCTGCTGTAAATGTGGCTGGTGTAGATATTTGGGGATCAAATGGATTTGAGTTGTCAATGTTAATCATCTCAACGCCGTTTGCTGTTAAACCCAACACACCAATACTGGCTAAGTACATGCCAGTGGTGGTGTCATTTAAAAATGAAAATGACGGTGTGGCAGCGGCACCATCGTTTGCAAAGAATGCCGTTGTGGCGCTTTGAGAAATAACATATAAATTGTTACCGTCACTTAACACCAAAACAACAGAACCAGGGGTCACTGGAGTTGGTGGTTGTGATGTGCCGGATACTTCAAAAAACAGATTGTATGGACCTAGTGTGTCATTAGCCAGAATATAAATCTGGGTTGTTGCAGGCAATATAACTGTTAAGTCAGTTGTGCGGGTGCCTGATTGTGCAACATAGGTTTGAATAATTGGTGCATAGGACACCAAGCTAAATGTAGCACCTACGATAGAGTCAACGTCGTAAGACGCCGATGTAAAGGTTACGTTTGATGGTGTTGCAAGACCCACGGTAAAGAAGTTGCTTGTGGATTGCTGGAACATAATAATACCTGAATCACCCGGATTAACGGTAAGATTAGAGATATTATTTATTTGAGATGCGCCGTTAGGCACAATGTTTAAGGCGCCGGTTCCGTTGTTACGGAAAGATATAAACCAACCCGCTGTTAATCCCGCCGTAGCCGGTAGGTTAAACGTACCGTTGCCACCAGTCCAAACAAAGGTTGCTGCCCTGTCAGTGTTTGCTGCGGTTGTAGTGGTGGAGATTGTTTGAACGTTTTGGGTAACGTTGAGCGTACCAGAAAGAGCAGCTAATCCGTAACCAGCCAATGTGGCCGCGTCAGCCGATGATGTGCCAGTGCCAAACGTAACGTTTTGCCATACACCTGCTGTGGTGCTGTTATCAGAAAGATAAAAATAAACAGATGTGCCAGACGGTATGGATACAGAAGCACCACCGTCAAAGTCATTTACAAAGAATGTTACAGCACCAAAGTTACGGAACAAGATATCTATACCAACAGATCCTTGTTGGGCATTTGGTAACGTAATATTAAGCCCTGCGCCGTCGGGTGTGCAGTCCATAATGCGGGCCGCAGGAACCTGAGTTGGGTTTATAACAAGGGGCCAGTATAGGTCTACATCTGCATCAAAATTAAGGTCAAAGTATGATACATCAGTTTGTTGGATGACGTCCCCAGTAAACGGCGATGTGTATGTCGGCATTTATTAAGGCTCCTGTATAGACGTATTTCTATCAATACGACGTGAATTGTCTTCTTTCTTAAGCGCAGATAACGAATCTGTGTAGTATGTTTTCCAGATCGGTAGTTTATCAATTGCTTTGAGATAGCCTTGAGCCTGTAACAATGCACCAAATAACACTGCTTGAGGGCATTGTTGTGTAAACAAATTAGTTTGATTGGCTGTATCCAATGGCTGAACCAAGCTGTAATAAATAATTTCTACAGGATATGAAGCGTCTGGAACTGGTGCAATGGCCCAGTTGTTGTAGTCATACTCAGCGTAATATTTTGGTTGACCGGGATCAGATTCAGATTGATACTGAGCCACATAGTCCTGTGAACGTATTAAAATTGGCTTACCGTTCACCTTCATGGAGACAGTTTTTCTCCAGCGTGTTGGCTTTTCGAGAATGTCTTGAGCAGCTAATATATTGGTTTCAACTACAATTAACTGTAGCAGTGTCTTTAACTCAGAGGCAATTGCAGACTCAGCTAAACCAATTAAGGCCGGGATCTGGGCCACAAATTCAGCGTCGTCGCGCTCCATGTAGTTGATTATATCAGCTACTAAGTTGTCATACGTCATTACGTAAGCGGCTGTCATTATCGTGTGTAGTAAGAGATATT